ACCAGGCGCAGTTCCAAGCGTACCGCGATGACGGGATCGACGAATTTGAGGATATGGCAACGTTGGATAAGAGTACCTGCGAGACATGCGCTTATTATGACGGGAAGCATTATCCGGTCGACAAAGCTGTCGAGGGTGAAAATCATCCATCATTTCATGTGAACTGCCGATGCACCACGGCTCCTTACATAGCAGAGGCGGCCGACTTAACCGGTTCGCGCGTGTCCCGCAATCCGGTGACGGGAAAGAGCGTTCCGACCACGGCGAAAACCTATGACGAGTGGAAAGCGGAACAGGATAAAAAGTACGGAGCTGGGCGGGATGAATTTCAGAAACTTAAAACTTCTGGATTGAGACGCGTTCCAGATATTGACAAGTTTCAAAAGTGGCGCTATAATAATTCTCCTGAGTATCAAAAGCTGATGCAAAGGCTAGCAAATGTTCAGGGCAGCGGGGAGTGGAAAGCCGTTGAATTTAATCCACAGACATCCGAGAGCCACTTCGAGGACCATGGAGCAGGAGTTGATACGAAAAGTGTTGACGAATACACAGCAGCGGCTTTGAAATTTGTCAGCGAGTCCCCAGACAAAGAAATGATTATCGCTTCTGACGGTGTGCGGAGATTCTATTCTGCAGTTACAAATGAATTTGCTTCTGTGTATCCGGATGGGACAATATCCACATACTATAAACCACGTCAAGGTTTGAAATACTGGGAAAGGCAGGTTAAAAAGTATGGCCCAAAAGAAAAATAAGAAGTGCGCCTGCTGCGGTGAGTATAGTTTGCCGCCGGACAGTGAATTTGAAATTTGTCCCATCTGTGGTTGGGAAGACGATGATATTCAGAACGACGATCCGCAGTTTGAGGGCGGCGCAAACGACATGAGTCTGGAACAGGCAAGAAAAGAATATTTCCGCAAGAAGTAATACCGCCCTGCTGAAACGGCACGGCGGTATTTTTATGCGGATTTTGAAGGAGGGAGGGTGAAATTAATGCATCACTATCTTACAAAGTATGAGGAAGACGGTTGTCGATTTGCAGAAGCATGGCTCCAGATCAATCTTTTTGGCCGGTGCTTTTGCTTGTGCAAAAGAAAGACCAAAATTTAGGGCTCCTGCGTTAACAGGGGCCCCGGCCGCATTAGCCCTTTTCCCATTTGTGCCCGTTATCCTGTGTAGGTGGCAGCCTATCACCTGGATCAATGTGCACATGGCGAGGATGATCGACTTGCCCACCGCGCGGTCCTACTTCCTTATAATCGCCGGCTGGCTTATTATCCTCACCAGGCTTGTAAAGTGGTGGCATATGTATATCACCTCTTTTCGCCAATATTTTACATCTATAATTATCAAAACGCAATATTATGTTGAATTTCGTCCCGCCACTCGGCAGGGCGTTTTTTCATACCATTTCGCCGGCTGCGGGCGTAATCGGCAGGGCGGCGCGAGGCGCGACCTCGTAAAAAAGCGTAGCCGCAGAAAGGATCACTATGGAACGCAAATTTTTGAAAGACCTCGGCCTTGCCGACGATGTCATTGAAAAGGTGATGGCCGAGAACGGCAAGGACATCGAGGGGCTGAAATCAGCCGGTGAAACGTCAAAGACCACGATTGCAGATTTGCAGAAGCAGATCGGCGACCGCGACAAACAGCTTGACGACCTCAAAAAGTCTTCCGGGGACAATGAGGCGCTGAAAAAGCAGATCACTGATCTTCAGACAGCCAATAAGCAGGCAAAGACCGATTACGACGCCAACCTGAAAAAACTCACGCTCGGCGGCAAGATCGACGTCGCCCTGATGGGCGCCAAGGCCAAAAATGTCAAGGCGGTTCGGGCGCTGCTGGATGAATCCAAAATCAGCCTGGACGGGGAGAATGTCCTTGGCCTGAAGGAGCAGCTTGAACAGGTTCAGAAAGACAACCCGTATCTGTTCGGCGAGGATCAGAAAAATCCGCCTCCGCCGGGCGGCGGGGATCCGCCCAAACCAGACGCGCCGCAGACTCTTGAACAGGGTATTTCACAAGCGCTCAGCACGCAGAGCGAAAAAATGAAAGGATGATGACACATGCCCGTAACGCTTGAAGAAGCAAAGAAAAATACCCAGGATAAACTTTCGCCGCTCGTAATTGACGAATTCCGCAAAAGCAACTTCCTGATGAACAACATTACGTTTGACGACTGCGTTTCCCCGCAGGGCGGCGGCGCAACCATGACCTACGGTTACACCCGCCTTGTCACTCAGCCGACGGCGGCTTTCCGCGAAATCAACCGCGAGTACACCCCGCAGGAAGTCACGAAGGAACGCCACACCGCAGACCTGAAAATCTTCGGCGGTTCGTATCAGGTTGACCGCGTGATTGCCGATATGGGCGGCATTACGAAGGAAGTCACGCTTCAGATGCAGCAGAAGATCAAGGCCGCGTCCGCATTGTTCAACGATACCGTTATCAATGGCGACAGTGCGGTCGATGCAAAGGCTTTTGACGGCCTCGAAAAGGCCATTGCCGGCAGCTCGACGGAATACACGCCCCCGGCGGCGATCGATCTTTCGACGGCTGCGGCGGTGGATACCAACTATAAAGCATTTCTCGACGCACTGGATGAATTTCTGATGGGCCTCGACGGAACGCCGGGCTTCATCGCCGGCAACAAAAAGCTCATTGCCAAAATCCGGGCCTGCGCACGCCGGGCCGGCATGTATCAGACCGCTAAGAACGATATCGGGCAGCAGATCAGCAGCTACGGTGATATCCCGCTTGTGGACCTCGGGGAAAAGGCGGGGACAAACGATCCGGTTGTGCCGATCAAGACAGCGGAGGGCGCAGATCAGGGATGCACGTCGCTGTACGCCGCGCGGTTTGGCCTTGATGGATTCCATGCCGTGTCCCCGTCAGGAGCGTTACCGATTCGTCAGTGGCTGCCGGATTACACGACCGCGGGCGCTGTGAAGACCGGCGAGGTGGAACTTGTGGCCGCCGTTGTGCTGAAAGCGACGAAGGCCGCGGGCGCAATGCGTTTGATTAAGGTTCAGTAAGGGAGGAAATGGCGATGGCAAAAATTTATGCGCCGAATAAGCAGTACACCGGCGTTTCCGCCGGTGTGACTTTTGCTGGCGGTGCGGCGGAATGCGAAGATGTCGCCCGTTTGAATTGGTTCCGGGAACATGGATATCGGGTCGAGGAACCGGAAAAAGCCCCGGTTGAGCCCGCCGTCGACCCGAAAGCCGGTGCAAAAGATGGCGGTAACGGCAAGTAATATTCTGGCTGTAATCCAGTCCCGCCCAAAGACGATTCCAGCGGGTCTGGACGATGCGGCCATACAGTCCTATATTGACGAGGCAAAGCCGATCATGCTCGAATACTGCACGCTTCCGCAGAACATTCAGGAAATTCCGGACGTGCTGAAATACCCGTGGGTGGAGATTGCGACCGTGCTGATGAACGGCAGTCAGGCGGAAACAGGCGGTGCGGTAACCTCCGTGAGGGACGGCGATCAGTCGGTGCAGTTTGGGTCAGCCAAGACCGCACAGGCCCGGCTTTTTGACAGCCTGAGTATCAACAACATCCGGATCATGAACGGTTTCCGGTGCCTTTTCTGAGGTGATGACATGAATCTGCCTGACAGCCTTATTTCGAGCGGCAAGTCCGCCGTGCAATCTCTTTGGGACGACACGGCAACCGTGACCCGTGATGTTGACGCTGACCAGACCGCGAAAGCGCAGACGGCCTATGAGGGAATCACCTGCCACTTGGTTCAGGCATCAGCTCCGGCGCTCGACACCTCTCAGGCAGCGGGCATGACGGAGCCCGTCTTCACGCTGGAAGTCGATACGTCGGTCACGCTGAAAGAAGGGGACCGGATTACGGTGAGACATCAGAACCAGACCTTCACGGGGCTGGCCGGGCTGCCGTTTTATCGGACGTTCTGCAACGCCGTCAAACTGACCGGGGTAAAAATCTCATGAGCGGCATGGACTTTTCCGAATACCGGGCGAAGCTGGTACAGCTCGGCGCCGATTTGGATGAGAGCGCCCGGCGAACGCTGACCCGGATGAACGCAAAAGGCATGGAGGTTACGAAAAAGGCCACCCCAACCGGAAAATATCCGTCCATTGTGACCTTCACAACCAAAGAGGGAAAAGTCGTTTCTTTCAAAGTTACACCTAAAATTGGCGGAACGGCTAAAAAGAACTGGATAAATGGCGGAACTCATAGGGCCGGAAACGGATACGAAAGCCGGTATTATAACAACACTTTTTATATCGGGTATGTCAATGATGGCCATCGCGTCGTAAACCGCCGAGGCGAAACGGTCGGTTACCAAGAAGGCGTCCGGATGCTGGAGCAGGGGCAAAATGCCGCACGGCAATCCGCAGACGCTATTTTTAACGCCGAGATTCAGCGCGTGAAGCAGAAAGGCGGGTGGTAGCGTGGAGATTCCGAAAAATGTCTGGTTTCATCCGGACCTGAACGCTCGCCGCCTTGCTGGTGCTCTAACATTGGACGATCAGGTACAGATCGGCGCCGCGGTATTTTTGGCCGGGCTGTTTCCGGATGACCGGGTGAATGTCGGCCCGCGCTGCTCCGGAGTCCATCCCCCGGAGCTGGGCGTAAACCTGTTCAGCCAAGGCGGCGGCAAGCGCCTTGCGGATTCCGATGAATTCACGTTCGGGCTGGAGATCACCTATATCCCGTCCGATCCCGCGGGCCGCGCGGAGATCAATCACGCGCTGTTTCTGATTCTGCGGGACCTTGACGTCCTGCAGAGCGATATCGGTACATTCCGGTGTTACAGCAAAAATTCCGACATAACGGATCATCTCGGGCACGTCACGGCGAACGTGTCCGTTCTGACGGTTCAGCCCGACACTTCGCCGGTGATTCAGAAAGCGGAACAGGAGGTTG